AGTTCTAGTTCTATTTGTGATTTAACTTCTTTCAATATCAAACGTTCAATATCTGACTTAATAAGATTAAATAGAAAACCCGCGCCTTGGGTTTGTTTGGCTACCAAATCTGAATAATTAACCTTTGCCAGTTCTTTGTCATTATTGGCTACTACAATATCAGATGATGCACGTTTAATCTCGCGCTCTAAGTTTGTGGCATAGTCGCGCAGGTTTCTAATATCATCTGCCGCCGCTCTAATGTCGGATGCTGTTGAGCCCCGCCCGTCGTCGAAATGATCCGCCGCTAATTGTTCTAAAAAATCTTGATCTGTTCTAAGTTCTATCATTTTATACTCCATAGTTAAGTTGAAACGGCTTGCCCGCCGTTAGTGGGATTATATGCGATAACTTTATTAAAAGTAAATAGGCATAAAAAAAGCCCGCTGAAAAGCGGGCTTTCGTTAGGTTATAAGGTAGGATTAATCAAAGCGGGCAATTTTATATTCACCCTCCAAACCTAAACGAACCGAAACAACCCCATAATCATAAACATAACAATAAGCTTTGTCTTGAAAGCCAAACCGTGCAAGCGGTGGCATTGGGTCGTCGTCTTCATGTTGCGAAAAATAGGTGCCGCGGTGGTCTAGTGTTCCTTTCCAAGGGTACTGACCGAATCCGCCCATCTGGTAATAATTATCCATATTATCACAAATGGCTTGCAATGTTATGCCGTCTTCGTCTTCAGCTTTTAAACACGCATTTAAAAAGAAATCTGGAATAATTCCGCAAGCTTCGCCTAAATACTCAAGCGTTTGGTTTCCTGTATTCGGATCACGTGCCGGATTAAATACGCGGTCTAAAAGAATGTCCGCCGGTCTGAATTGTGCTGTAAATAGTTTTTCCATTTTATTCTCCATAGGTTAAATTTAACGCGGCTTGCCCGCCGCTAGTGGGATTATATGCGATAACTTTATAAAAAGTAAAGCCCCCAATAAAAAGGGCCCGCAATAATGCGAGCCCGTTATAAATTATGTAAAAGGTTTAAGCCGTTACTTTATCCAATAAAGCGCCCGCTTTACGTTCTACTTGTATTCGTGCGTCTTGGTGTGGAACGTCTCGCGCAATTGCTGTAATAGCTTGGGCAGCATCCCAAACCGTTTCAACTGGTCGGCCCTCTTCTTTAAAATGTCTGGCACTTGCCGCCTTTGCCATGCGTCCAGACAATCCCGCTCTTTTAGTTAAGAAGTCTAAACGTTCCTCGTCATCTTTAGCAATACGCGCATTTTTTGCCGCCTGAACGCCTTCAATAAATGAATGAGTTGATCCATTTGCAAACGACTGCAAAGCCGGCCTAGCTTCCATTGCAAATCTATCAGGTGCAAATTTTGTATGCCGGATTTTAATTTCCTCAAAATTTTCTACGCCCCATAAATTACGGTTCATACAAACACCGCGTAAATACATTGCTGCAATGCCTGCTGTTTTACTTCCGGTTTCACTATTCCAAGCGTAAAAACCCCTAAACATTAAATCAGGTTCTCCGTTTGGTAGTTTTCCAACTTCAATTGGGTTACGGTCATCAACTAAGAAAACAAAAACATCACGATCACTTGCGAATAGCGTTGTAGTGTCCATTGATACAGGTATTTCAGGATCATAAACCGCTAAACCGTCACGGCTTCCGACCATCATGCCGGGCACTTTCCACCTTCCGCCGCTTTCATCAATCAAGTTTTTAATGGGGTCGAGGATTTCCCAATCAAAAATGCGCCCATAATCTGGACCGGTTGCGGCTCTTAATTCTCCGCCGTTTGCCTGATTACCGTAAACCTTAATCAAGTCTTTGCTGCGGTTATATTTCAAACCCCATTGGATACAGTCCGCCGCAAGTGGTGCGGGCAAGTCTTTTAAATATCCTGCCGGTGCCCCTGCTAGCTGTGACAACTGGCCAAAGCTCCAATTGGTGGGGGCGTTGTAATGCTCTTGTTTGTTTTCGTCGGTATATTCAACAAATATATTTCCGCGGCTTGGGTTGGCTTCGTCAAAATCGCCAATAATTTTTACCTTATGAGTGTCAACAGTTCGACTTGTCATGCGTTGTGCATCAACTTTTTTATGCGCTAACATATCGTCAAGGGTTAAAAACTTTTGATCATCGGGACGGCTGAACCATTGTGAAGAAACAGCACTGTTTCCAATACCGTGTGCAAAAGCGTTTGTAGTGTAAGTCATGTCAAAAACCTCCGTAGTTTAGACAAAAAAACAGGGCGGAATTGCCCCGCCCTTATCTTATCGCATAATCTCGCATATAAATGCAAGCTAATATTTTAAAAAGTTATTCTAAACCAATATCCCCCGCAACGTGGTGCCGAATTATTGCCCTTGGTGGTAACCCTTTCACAAATCTTAAAAGCTTTTCGCCGTCGGTTTCATCAGGTTGCCCGTCTTTAGAAGTGGCTTCCCAATGTATTCGGCAATTTCCTGCATCCGCATAACAGCCGCCTTTTACATTTAAATCGGCCGCTTTTCTTTTATTGGGGCCATGCGCTGTAAATCCAATAATGAATTGACGGTCTAGCCTTGCACAAAGTGGATCGCCATTTCCACAATCTGCACAAGATATGTCGCGCAATTCAGCAGGACAACGCACGACTTTTAAACCGTGCGGTGCCGGTTGGGTTTTCTCACCTTGCCAAGACTTTTCACTAACAACCGCGACGGCCGGAACCCCATTTATAATTGATGCTGATGCCGCGCCTAAATTATCTGCGCTGTAATTTATAACCGTTCTGTTTTTATTTAGTTTTTTGCCCCAACCAAAAACGTTTGGATCAAAATGGCAATAAGTAAAAGAAACACCTTTTGACGGTTTAGCTTTTAACAACGCATCTAAATAATCATGATCGATTTTTTTTGTGCCTTTACCACTGCAATTCATTTTACACGTAGTTGGACAAGTGGCGTATTTCTCACCCTTGCCCGCTCTATAAGTTACTGCAACGCCTTTTGTTTTATTTGCGCGGCTTATTTCAACAGTCTTTAACATGGTTTGCCCTCCGTAGTGTAGTTGACTTTATCCCATACCATAGCGCAATAAAAAACCCGCAGTCAAGCGGGTTTAATTTTTTTCTTTTTTAACGCCGTCTTGGCCTGTTTCGTGGCGTTTTTTTCTTATTTGTTCTACGATTTAATTCTTCATAATCATCACCGTAAAATAATTTTGCAAGCCAAGTAAGTAAAAACACTAAGTATTCCTTTTCATTTTTTTATTGTCCGTATTCACAGAAATCTCTGGAGCAAGAAGTGTAGCAGTGGTTTCTGTACTTTTTACAAAACTCAAGGCGTATTTAGATATAGCAATACATGCGTCATCAAAGCCTTGAAATAAACCATCCTCAAAAACTTCATCGTAAGAGTTATGTCCAAAAGTTTTTCGAAAATCTAAGTCGAATGTTAAGGTTAAGCGCCATTCATCTGAAGACGTTAGGTTTTCTTTCATTTGATCGGCTACTGCCCAAGCGTGATTAATAAATTCGTCCCGTTCTGAACCGTCTTCGTAAGGATCAAAGGGGATAGAAGTGGACCTTATAACTGCGTTGTCAATGTCCTGTAGTTTTATTAATGCTTTCATAGACATTATACCCCATCCCATTTAATTAGTTTAGTTATCATGGTCATCACCCTCGTCGTTGCACCAACAACAAGGCTCATCGTTTGGGTATTCTCGACACCAACAACATATCTTATTTATGATTTTTCTCATAACATTCTCCATAGTTAGTTATGTATAAGAATGTATGCGATTATATGGGAGAGATCAACCCCATTATTTTCTCCCAATTAAAATCTTTATCTGAGCAGTAAAGTGGATCGACCTTTAAGCCTTCCATCTTTAAATCCATAGCGTCTTTACCATGATATAAGTACATCATTTCCGGCTTTGTTTTAGTTTGGAGTTTACGGACCAAAACCCAAACACTAGCGTGACTATGATTGGTCAACCACGCAACTTGATGCGGTCGTAAATCAACGGCATTTCCGGACGTTGCTTTTAGTTCAATAAAGTGAAATTTACCGTTTTCATCACAACATAAAACATCAGGTATTCCGGGCATCGCCCATGTTTCAATTCGGGTATTTTTCCATGTTCTCGGGCTCTTCTGCATCCCATTCTTCATCAGCCTCCAAAAGTCGGCCTCTCGCTTTGTCGCGGTTCTGGGAATTGCTCTCTCCTTTGGGAGTAACGTCGATAGTGATCGGGGCATAACTTTGTTTAATCTCCTTTAAAGCGTTCAGCACTTCGTCTTTATTCATCGAATCGATGCTACCGTGACGAACCTCTGATTTGCTCACATAAATATCGCCTTGCGCTTGCCCCCGCCGATATTCTGCTTGAACGGCTGCCGAATAGGCACCATTGGTTAATGCGGCATCACGGATTGTTTGAAGGTCTCGTAAATGTCGCTGATAATTCACACCAAACTTTTCATCAAGTTCAGCGCGATACGATTGTATAGCTGCTACCACATGAGGACAGATATTTGCATTAGTCATTTCATAAGCTCGAGTATGGGCTGATCCAGCAGGGTAACCTGCATTGACGGCCGCTTCTCGCATGGTTATCTGACCATCTTTTGAAACAAGTTCTTTAACAAACAGTTCTTGTCTGCGGGTAAGTGCCGCCGCTTTTGTTGATTTAGGTCGTCCGCCTTTTTTGATTCTAGCGGGCTTTTTAGTCTTAGGTCCTGATGGCATAGTCTTATCCTAGTTATTTACAGATACTTTAACCCTAAAATAGCCTTCTTGTAT